ACTTACTCTATTGTAACACTTATCTGTTTTTGGTTTAATACCGAAGTTTTCTGAATTTCCTGAATAACAATTATATGGAACCAATCCCTGACAACCAAAAGTTGATGTTAATTGATCTTCAAACTCATTTCCAAAATCTTCCGCTTCACCATTAATTAAAAAATCAGATAATAAATTCTCATATGATTCAACAGCACCTTCATCACTAATAAAATAAAAACTCATATTTGTATTCTGATGTAACAAATATGTGTTATTAAGATTTCCAGTTCTAGATGTGGATGTTGGAAGTCTATCAGTTCTCATGACAATCTTATTTGTCTTATCGACCATTGTCATTGTATTCCCCGTTGAATATGCGGGAGAGAAATACATAAATCTATCATACCTTAAAGAGGCTCTTCCATCTTCGATACTACCACCAATGGAAGCAAAGAAATAAGATCCTCCTTCAACATACTCATCGTTCCAATAACCCAAAAACTTTTTACCACCACACAATTCATAATATTTTCCCATTATCTGATACCACGGACTTGCACCTACTATTGCTGGAGGTATGTACATAGGTTGTAACGATACATTCGGATAAACACTTGTTCCGAAAACATTTATTGAAGTATTTGACTTGACATAACTTCCTCCAAATCCTTGGTTAACCGAAAGTTTATTTGCGTCTAGAATTGTGGTAGATCCTTTAGGATCAATTTGGAACCCAAAAGATGTAGAATCTAACGATGAATAATATGATGGCATATTTGTTGTATAACCTGAATAGTTTTCACCTGGCTCAAATATAAAAGATTCGAAATAGATTGGATTATTTGGATTGTCCTCATTAGTAGTAAACTGATTATGTCTAGGTAAGACCAATCCTGTTTGAATTGGTACATTCAATTTGTATTTCGAAGTTACCTGCACCGTACCATATGACTGTCCGCATATTCTACTTATGTCAACAGTTGTTGTTTGTCTGGTTGAGTTTGGATCAACCCCTCTTTGTAAAATAACTACCACCAATTCTGTTTGTTCTGGTATAGCAAAGAAAGGTCTAGTTGCAAAATTTGGGTTCCACTGTAGGTATTTTCCACCGAACCACCCGTCTTTTTCCTCACTCTCTTGCCAATATAAATTGTAGTTATCAATGTATCTTTCTTTCAAACTTTTTTGTCCACTAAATGTCGGTGGATTTAAGTTGGAGAAAGTGGAATAGGTCATTGCGGTAATAACCTGAAAATATTCTATATCAGATTTAACTTTAGTATACTGTAAATTCAATGGTTCTTGGCATTTCACGTTCGTGATAGCAACACCTTCATTCGGATAAAAATCATTAACACAGATGGTACCTGATTGTGGAGTATTACCTGAAAGATAGTTTCCACCGCAATCGTAGTAATACCAGTCATTTCCTGTTAACGCTGTAACAGAACCCACCCAACAGTTTTGAACTGCATCGGGTGTTTGATTTACAATATATTGTTGAATCAGATTTTGATCTGAACTATCAGGATTAGCATAATTTACCGTGATTGATTTTAAATTCTTCGAGTATCCTGTTGAAGATGTAAAACCTGAAAAGTTAGACTGAGCTTTATCAGTATTCGGATCCAACGAATTGTTTGGACTTTGAAATGCCAACACCCTTCCTGTTAAGAAATTATCTAACGTATCGGGATCACACAATAATGTTATCGTGTTATCGTAGTGAAACGCACCATTATTAGCAACAATATCTGAAGCAACATAAGTTTTAACTTGGTTGAATCCTCCAAACTGATTAAAATATTGATGTTTGTAGTTAAACAAATTCATTCTTTCCGTTAGAGTTAGGTCGAATCCTGCCCTCGGAGAACCTCCAATCCATGTTCCAGCTGCCGTTCTTTGTCCCGCAAATACTTTATTGATCCCCGACAATAATCTTTGAAAATCAGTTTGGTAGTCCAAAAATGGACTTTCAACTGTTTGTAAGGCAATTTGTCTTTGAGCTACTTGAGGACCCCATTGTTGCGTTGTTATTGTTAAATCTTCAAACCATGGATCATTAACCACATATGCATCCTCAAACACATTAGAATAACTTGTAGGGTTTGGTGTGTCTGCGAGAATAGTCAATGAAGTTGTTCTTAAAGACTCTGCAGCAAAGTCTGCCGCATTTGGATTCGTTTCTAATGAGTCTGAAGAACAAGAACATAATTCACAATCAGGATACGTTATTGTTGGTAATGAAATGTTTTTGAACGGATCACCTAAAGAATTAAAAATATCTCTAAATGAAGGAGGCTTATTACAATTAAGACTAACAAAAGGAATTGCATCAACAACTTTACAAATAATATAAACAACCCAAGCTAACGAACCGTAAACAAAGGTTATAAGAGCCTTTAATATCGGCCATAAAAACGCCAATAAGTGTACTACAACCATTAATGGTATTAGTAGAAGTGTTATAAAACTGAAGAAGAAATTAAATATAATAAAAATTAAATCGAAATTTTTAACCCCATCATTAGTTGGGAACTTATTACTAGTTGAATCGCAAGTATTCTCCAAAATTTGTTTAATACCTATAAATCTACCTCTATTAGTTCCTTTATGGTACCCATCTAAAAATTGTGACACTGTATAAACTCGATTGTATCCGAACTCATAAAATGTATCTTCACAATCTATAGCAGATTGTGGATCAACATATTCATCCCAATCTAACGAAAACGCATATGATTTTTGTACCTCTTGATATTGAGTTGCTCCTGTTGGAAAAAATCCATAGGGATCCAAAGATGAATTATTCCACCCCCATTCTTTAACATTTGGGACCAAATAGTTAGCTCTTTTTACTTGTTCTCCTAAATCTGCAGATTGTTCCCACTTAACTTTGAACCTATATTTACCCTTGGTTGGTACCCCAACACTTGGGTCTAATGAAATCGTTCTCTCACCAAACTCATTTGTTATTATGTAATCCAAATTCATTGGAACATCTACTAGCCAAGTACCGTCTCCATCAATTACTTTCGCCCCACCATCAAACTCATATTCCTCTAATACTGGTCTTCCTGTACTATCTTGACCCACAGTTTGTCTGATACATAATATTTCTCCTGGTCCCGAAACCAAATCACATAAGTTACCTGCTTCAGTTGCAGGTCTACAGTTTTTCCTTAATACTCTTGAGTCTGTTGCCGAAACTACGGAACCCATGAAAACTGCCGTTGGCTGTATATCAATATTTGCATCATCTCTCAAATCGAAGTCGACTCTATTAATTGCAATTTGACAAACTTCAGGTTGACCGAAAAGAGGTGAAACATCTATATTCGCCTGTAAATTTAAAATTTGAGGTAATGAATTTAAATCTGCCGAAGCTTTGAATCCGTTACCATTAAATTGATTTTCAGTCGCTAACCCCATTCTAATCAAGTCTTGTGGGGTAAGACTAAACTCACCAATATCTGAAAGGTCAGCATCCATTACAACTGTTTGGTTCCCTAACGGAACTCCCATGATCATATAGTCACCACTATCATTGGTCTTTACCGTATACTTATAATACTTGTCGTAAACTTGAATGACTGTTGGGTTAGCCAACGCATCGCTTCTTGATGGAAATGTACCTGTTGGTACGTGAGAAGAGTAAGATTTCTCATATGGTAATAAATTATATCTATAACCATCTTCATTCTTGTCTGTTGGTGATTTGTAAGGATAAAGGACACTAACAATTTGATTGTTTTGATCTTCTTGTGCTATCGGAACGAAAACTGAAACTCTAACATTAGGTAATCCAAATCCTCCGTTCGCAGTTACACGTCCAACAACAACTCCATAGTCTGCACAATTTCTTGTATAGATGTCATCACTTTGAATCTTCAAAGAAAGTATTTCTAAGAAATCAAATTCTTGGTCAATTTGAACGTTTATAACTTGATCTGAACCGGGTTCGGTTCGTATTCTGTAGGAATTACCCATTAATGCCTTTTTTGATAAATAGTTTAACCCCCATTTTCTAAGGAAAAGAAAATGGCGTATTAATCAATAATAACCTAATGGTTAATTAAATAAACTTAACTAAAGGAAACGTTTTGGAAGTTCTTAACTCTTACCCTGATATCTTTCTGTGGATATCTAATTTGATATACCTGACTTGGTTGAGCAAATATGGTGTCATCAACAGGTCTTATCAGTCTTGACTCCTCATCAGCATATGGCATCGATGTTTGAGCTGACGAATATTGACCTCCAACCTCATTATAAATTTGAAGTCCAGCAACAGTGATTACACCATTCTCATCTTGAATTAAACTATTCAATTGAGCCAAGTAAATATTTTGACCTAACTGTCTAATTTGTGGATCCATAAAAGTCGATATCTTATTAACTATATTCGAAATAACTTGTCCTTGGTTTTGAGTTGCGTCTAACACAACCGCAATATCGATACTAATATCAATAACTTCAGCAGTTTCAATTGAGATGTAGTCATTTAACATTCTATAATTTGATAAGTAATTCGCCAAGTTTTGTTTCAAGGTATTCGATACAATAGATGTTAATTTACCTGAAGTGTCATAAGATAAAATCTGAACCAATACTTTATTATTATTTTCTGTAATAGCAACTTTTGCAGGTGCTCCGAATTGTGATGGCATTTTTCTAACAAGAGCCTCATAGTCATTAACTGTTACCGCTCTGTTTTGTGATGCGAAGTTGAATGATACATAATTTCTTGCTTCATCAACTGTTGGTTGTCCAGCTCCACCGATGGCTGCTGTTACGTTATTACATCTTAAAGATCCAACAACTTGTTGGTTTGTAGATTCAGATGGACCATTCACGAAAAATGAAACGGTTCCAACTTGATTGATCACATTAGTTCCTAAGTTTGTTGATAGTCCTCCACCCGTTCTATATTGAATGAATAAAGTTGTATTGGCCTTCAGTGTTGAACCTAACGATAAATTGTTTTGATACAGTTGTAGATTCAAAGGAACACCCATTGTTGTAAATTGATTAAGAGCATCTTGTGCTGTGTTTGTTCCACCACCGAAAGTCATCTTCAAAAATCCTTCAGGTGTATATTCAGTTATAAACTTATCTTGTGTTTGAATATAACGTCCAACCTTAATCCCTGGTTGGTCAGATACTTTAGTCGGATCTTCGATAAAGATTCTATCTTCAGCCAAAGCATCCACCTCAAACCATTTGTTTTGTAGTCCTAAGAATTCATTAACTGTTGGTACTGTTGTATAACTTGTACCATCCTTTAAAAGAACACTAGTAACACCTAATACATTCTTCTCAGGTAAAAAAATCTCTAAGAATGGTCTAACGTCACCAGGAGTAATTACTCTTTTGAATACTTTGGTTATACCATTAACAACAACTTCTCTTTTAGTTATAGTATAGTTAACTAATCTATTACTAGCATCAAAGTTTGGTATCTTAAGTCTATTAGGAAATCCTTGAGAATTATACGGAGATGCGAAATCAATGTCTTCTACGTTTTCAAAAACTTGACCAGCACCTAAAACTTGTGAACCTCTTCTTAATTGACCCAAATATCTTTCATCTTCTTTATCACCAAACGCCGGTACTGTAATTGAAAAATCAACTAAAGCAACTGAAGGTCTTTGACCCGGTAACTTTAATCCATAAGTTCTTGCAATGTTATAAATTGAAGATCTTTGTTGTGCATATTGTAGAACTGTCTCTTGAATACTTCTATCAATATGATAATGTAAGTTATCTGCAACTGCAGCGTTTAAATCCAAAAACACAGAAAACACCGAAGCGTCATTAAAGTTTTGAATTAATTCAGGATAGTAAGTACGAACGTATTGTATAAGTTCTGATCTTATTCCTTCAAAGTCTCTGGTTGTATATGATATCTTACGATTAGCCATCTATCTTAAATATTGATAATTACAAAATCACTTGTTGCAAATGCACTGTCTTGGACAGAATATTCTATTTTTATTTTTGCAGTATATTCTGCGGTTCCCTTTCCAGGGTATCTATAAACAGGTGAGGTTGGTGTGTTTGATGTAAAAGCGTTGTCGTCCGCCTCCTCTTCTGGGTTCAAAGGTTCTACCGTTAACCTATTAATTAATAAATTCGGAATATATTTTTCAACTGAAGATCTAATATCGGATTCAATTGCATCAAATGTTAAACCATCAAATGGTTCAAAAAGATACTCATAGAGTCTTGTACCAAAATCAGGTAAAAAATATCTAGAACCTTTTCTAGTAAGAAGTAAGTTAATAAGATCCGCTCTGATTTCTTGTCCCGCAGTGTTGGTTAAATCCAAGTAGTCACCACGAACAGAATCTCTGAAAGGAAAATTTATACCATATGTAGTTCCGTCTCCCATATAGTATAAATATACTTGCTTTATTTTTCAATTAAAGTCCTATTACCTTTAATTGCTTTTGGAGTGAAAGGACAATGTCTACAATTATTACCACAACAATATCCTCGTTTGACATGATATTCTTCAGTCATCACTTTAAATCCGTTTTCAATATAAAAATCAGAAGGGAGAAGTTTTGGCTTCTCCCTTACTGTATTATCTGTTTCCTTTGATCGAGTCATACATTCCAGTTACAATGTTCTGAACTAATTTATCGTGTTCCATTATGCCATCACAACTTCACAAGCACCTCCCGCACAAGCAACTTCGCCTGATAGGTCTGTGTTATCATCGATTTCAACAATTTTAGATAAATCAACATCTTTTAATGTTTCCATCAATTCTTCGTATTTTTCTTGAGTACAATCTTCAAACGGTGCTTGAATATATGTACCTCCGTCGTATGGTAATACTGAAAGTCCATTGTAATATTCTCTGTTCTCCCACATCCATTCACCAACCGCTGGCCACTCGTGCTCTCTGATTGAAATGGTTGCAGATACGTTGTGTGCATTTGACCCACTTCTGTGACCTGGTTTAATCCATTCTTGTTGAACCTTCTTCACTCTCTCCAATAATTGAATTGGTGATTCGTTTCTTAGAATTGATCCTTCAGGTGCTTTTTGTGGAATTCCAATTACCGCAGTATCATGTGGTCTAAAGTATTCATCTTCAACAAGCTCAGGATGATATTGTTTTAAATGAGCATAAATTGATTCGTTCTTACCAACTCTTACTCTTCTAATGTAATATTCATTATGCCAAGCATGTATTCCTGATGATGTACCTAAAGTTAATGATGTTGTTCCTGCAGGTTTTACTGTTGTTGTTCTTGCCGCTGGATTGATCTTCAATAACTCAGCAGTTCTTTTGTTTTCTTCTTTTACAACTTTCGCAGCTGCTTTCATATCTAACTTTAAAACTGCTCCTGATCCGATACCTGTCATTGATATTCCAACTAACGCATCTTTCTCAGTAGTTCTTTGCCATATTGGTCTCAAGTAGTGGAAGTTAGTGTATCCCGCTTGAAGAGTACCAATAAATGAAGCCGCCTTTACTCTTGCCTCATAGTCTTCTTGTGATACTACATTCGACACATTCACCTCTGTAAGGTTACAGAATTGGAACGGTCTAAGAGCAATCTCACAACAAGGATTAGTTCCCCAATCTTTATCGTTTGATAAGTAGATACCAGGTTCTCCTGCTCCACTTGCCTCAATTCTTTTCCATAAGTCCATAAAGTAATCCTTATTAACTTTATGTCTCATTAAACTAACCGAGTTGTTAGCTCTACCTCTTTGTGGATTAGTTTCCCACCAAGCCCCACTCTTACAACTGATCATTTCATCATCAGATGCAGAGAATAAAGAGATAAGTGCCGCTCTTCTGATACCACCTGCCAATACCGCATCTGCAATATGACAAACCATATCATGAACTTCAATTGGTCTTAATTTTTGTCCGTCTTCTTTTGAATCAAGAATACCTTCCAATTTGATAAGACATTCTTTCAATGGACGAGGACCAGGTGCCTTTCCCCCCGATGTAACTAATCTAGCCCCTTTTGGTCTGATGTCTGAAAAATCAAATTCGATTTTTGAACCACCAAAGAAATAAGACTTAACTAATACTTTAACGGCATCTGCCCATCCTTCAATAGAATCTGCAACTAACCATCTTCTTCCTCTTTCCTTATTTGGTTTTCTGATTTCAGGTAATACTTCAACGTGATGTTTTTGTACTGAATAACCCACACCTGTTCCACCTAATAAAAGGAACATGATTTCTGAGAATACTCTCCAATCATCAACCGGTGCAAATGCACAGTTGTAAATTCTGTTGGGTGATATCTCAATTGGTTTTCCTGCGAATTGCATTGATCTCATTGATGGGAGAACTTGTTTCTTGTAAACATACATGTAGTTCTCACGGATTTCTTTTTCTAATTGGGGATACGTTTTAATATGCATCTCCATGTTTCTTGTTACGAGCTCTTGCCAAGTCTCTCTTCTTTTCAATTCTGGGATATACTTTGCATACTTCATGTATACTGTAATGTCCGATAGAATTCGATTTGAAATGTCCATGTTTTTTGTAATTTGTTTTAAAATGAAATTTATTAAAAAATCGGGGATTTTAA